GTTAGATATTGAATGGGCGAATTGTGCCAGGGTTAATTTATCCATATCATTATACTTAGAAATTTTCCTTGGGTCACTAATCTTTGGATATGCTTCAGCTTTGATGAAATCCTTCAGTATCTTTACTACATACTGTCCACAAACCATTGCCTTGGCCAGAGACAATAGCTGCGCAGGTTTTGTTTGTTTTTCTACTATTACTTCAACGCAAACAGGCTCCAATGTCTGTCCATTTACTACCAATTCAGCAAACTCAATCATACACAACGTGACAAATTTATTAAATTTTGGTTCTGGTTTGCTGGTGTACTTGGTAACTCTTCCTTCAACACAACGCCTCTCTCCTGCTGCATCCGCAATTGGTGCGAATGCTCCATGCACTAATGGTGACATAAATGCTTGGAGTTTTGGTTTCTTATCTTGATCAAAATTTCTGGGTTCATAGGCATACGCCCTGACACCAGATTCCACTGGGTACACAGTCGGTACTTTCTTACCAACCGATAAACGGTGGTATTCTGTAAGAACTGTTGCCTGTTTCCGATAATCTTGTCCTACCCACGATACGGTCGTAGGTAACATTAAGTTAGTCGCGCTAAGCCTTGCAACTGATTCTATAGCTGCGTCGACATCTGCCGGGATATTAGCACATAGATGTGTGCAAGGCCTAGCGGTCGTTATCATTGGACCATTAGGTCCGTGAACAATAAATCGGGTAAATTTTGAACCATCTTTAACCACATGCACGGGATCAAAGCGTACTAAGTGATTATCTTTAATCAACCAATCTGCTAAGATGGCTATTAGTCCATGAAATTGAAGTATTGGTGTGATCAACACCACTTGTCTTTCAGGTCCTAATTGTCTTCTTTCAACAGCAAAGGTCTTAGTAAGATAGGTGATTCCAACAAATTTACGGGTAATTTTGAATGAGTCACTGCCATAATTCCATAGGAAATGCTTATAGTGTCCACCTCCAGTAATGAAGGTTTCTAGTTCACCACTTTCATTAAAATAATGAGAAGTGTCTTGACTATGGGAGGCAGCGGTTTTAGGAACCATTGTGTACAATAACACAGGGTTAGAGGTCCTCAATAGGTATTCTGGCATGTCGACATAATAGTCAACATCACACATATACTCGAGGTCACCAGAACTACTTTCGCTGATAACATTCTCGGCATTTGTGTCTTTTGCCCAGAACCATTGTCTGCAACCAAGTATTCCAGAACGTTGATCTGCCTTAGACATTTCAACGCTGTACAAGGTTCCACCAAAGTGGTTTGCAACTTTCATTGCAAAGCCTGTGGCGGTGCTCCTAAGAGCGGCAGCGACGGGATGGGTATGCCCATCCACGGGTTGAGGTGAGGGTAATTGAACAGAGGTAAAGGCGTCTCTGGACACATCAGCATCTACATGCGGCTTCCGTGCCCAACGCCCTACCATTAAAGAAACATCCTTCCGGAATGCTTCCTTCTTCCAAACTGCGACTACTAGCCCGCCCGTAACTAGGGCTGCTGTAATCATTAACTTATAACGTAATAACATCTTGGGTAATCGAATTTAA